AAAGACGCCAAAAAGAAGATGACGGAGGCTACCACGAAGGCTAAGAAGCTCGAAACTGTGGTTTCAGATCTTCAAAAGCGCGTGGACGAAGCCGCCAAGGTAGCACCCATTACAGCCCCTGCCGAGAACCCATGGAATGTGAAACGCCAGAAGGTTGCCGATGACACCATTGCCAAGGCCGCAGCCATTCCATCTCCCGTACCGCCACAGGATCGAGACGATCCGGAGTTTGACGCCAAATGGGGCGCATATCAAAAGCTGATGCAGGAATATAACGGAAAGGTAGCTAAAGTCTGGGCCGATGCACAGGCCGAGGTTGCCACCCTCGCATTCGAGGAGCATGAAGAAGCCAAGAGAAATAGGGAGGCCGTTATATCCGCTGTTGACACTGCATTGGAAGAGACCGGATTGATTTCCGATAAGACCACTCCGAAGGAGAAGGAAAGTATCCTACGGCTATTTTGGTCCTTATCGGTGGACGTCTCAAAATCACTTCCCATGGAAGACCAGATCAAAGAGACCGCCAAGTTATGCAAAGATTTCGTTGATGGACTCAGAGGCGAGGAAAGGGAACGTGTCCGTAAGGAAAAGATGAATCAAGAAGACCTTGAAGTCCTTGGGCGCGGTTCGAAAGTAACAACCAAAAAAGAACCGGAGGCCTCTCATACGATGGGCGATGCTCAACGAGCCGTCCTGGAAAGGAGGAAACTCCGTCACTCACCATAAGGAGGGATAAAAAATGGATTTCACCTGGGAATTTTCCGCACCGAGCGGAGTTTATAAAAACAACAATTTGAGCGCCAAGCTCCGGGAACAGTCTATTGTCGAGTCCAAGTTCATAGACTTCGTCAGGACCGAACCCGGTTTTGGGAAAAAGCGCGGCGAATCACAGACCATCACCCGGGCTGATCTTTTGACCCAGCCCACCAGTGCTGCCCTTAGCGAGCACGACCGGATCCCCGTGGACGACTTTGCTCTGTCCACCACGGCGATTACCGTCGGAGAATATGGCCGTGCGGTGACATTCAGCCACATGAGCCAGTTGCTTTCCAAATTTGACCCGCAGGACCCGATTCAGAAGGCTCTCAGAAAGCAGATGACAAAGGCCCTGGATCGACTCGCGGCAACGGTCATGAAGACCACCTATTTGGCCTACATTCCGACATCGTTGACAGGTGGGACTTTCGATGAAACCCCGCTGAGTATCGCTACGGCGGCCCTTGTCAACCTGAATATCGCACATCTTGGAGCGATCAGGGATGCCTTTGCTGACACCTATATTGTAGACCCTTACGAGGGTGACGATTGGATCGGGTTGCTCAGCACAAAGGCAATGAGGGGTATTAAAAACGACGACGATTTCGAGACTTGGAAGCAGTATCTCCGTGAAGGCGATACTCTTCACAACTCCGAGGTCGGAAAGGTCGAGAGTATCCGGTGCATCGAGATCAAGGACACGGTCTGTCTTTCTGGTACCAAGGGAACCGGATCTGTTCTTGGAGAGGGCATCATTTTCGGAGACGACTTCGCAGCCATGATCGAGGCGGAGACACCAGAGGTTAGGGTTCAGGTAAACTTCGGACAGGATCACGGAAGAGTTAATAGCGCTGCCTGGTACGGAGTGGTCGGGTTAGGGTTGGTGTGGCCAACCACAGCGGCACCTGGTAAGGTAAAAGGTTGCTTCATTACCAGTGGTTAGCGGTATTAGCACAAACTAAACTTTTCCCTTGACATTCTCCTAATTTTACTGTAATGTCTGAAGTAAAAAGGAGGATGTCAATATGAGAAAATCGGAACCAAGAAAGTGTGAGCAGTGTGGAAAAGAATTTCATCCAAAAGGTGGGCGATTCAAGACAAATAAGTGGTGCAGTAAACAATGTTGGTATGCGAGCCACCGAGTCTATACGAAATGTCTCACCTGTGGGAAGGAATTCTACTATCTCAAGAAGCGAATCGTTAGGAAATATTGTTCAAGGAAATGTTATGGAGGAAATCAGATACACCCATCTAATTTCAGGGGTGAGAAACACACTACCGGAAAGGGATACGTTGATATCTATGTTCCTGATCATCCCTATGTTAAAGACCACCCTTACAAAAGGGTTCCAGAGCATAGGCTTGTTATGGAAAAGAAACTTGGGAGATATCTCTATCCTTGGGAGTTGGTTCACCACAAAGACACAATCAAATCTCATAACGACCCTGATAACCTTGAACTTTGGGTTAGAAATCATCCTAACGGTTCAAGGGTTGACGAAATCTACACTGAAGAAATTTCAACCCTTCGTGCAGAGAATACTCAACTCCGCACCCGCCTCACCCAACTCGAATCTGAATTGGAGATGCGGGTTAACTAAAAACAATTTAAGTCCAAATATGCATCTGCGTAGCTGGACGCCCATACTTAAAAGCTCTGTTCGTCTCGTGTCTGAGATAGCAGGGCTTTTTTGTTGGGATTTTAAACAATCTTACGCTACGGCGCAAAAAGGAGGTAATACCAATGGCTTACACAGAATCTAAAGTTGAAGTTATTAGTCCAGCAGTGCTTTCAGGTGCTGAAGGAGATTTTGCCTATGACGCAGCGGGGGCTCTTTGCCGGGTGAACCAGCCATGTGATCTGTTTGCAGTCGGAGCACAGATCACGGTAGTCCTTAGTGCATCGGCGGTTCTTACCGTTACCAGGAGAGTGGCTCCCGGCCTTGCTACCGGAGTGGTGGCGGTGGTTGCATTCACTATTCCCAGCCTTACCCCTTCGGGAACGATTGTGTGGCATGAACCCACTACCCCAGTTTCTACCCCACTCCATGCCCCAGTCAAACTCGACGCGGGGGACGAGTTAGTGTTTGTGTTTGTAGGCGGTGGAGTCGGTGCTAAATGGAGGCCCTGGTTCGAGGCATATCCAAGACCGGAAACCAAGGAAAACAACGCAGACTTCATCAAAGGTGTGATTGTGTAAACTAAACCGGGGAAGGGATATCCCTTCCCCGTAACATCTCCGATGCTCATCGGGACATTTATGTCCTATTAAAGCGGTCAAGAGAGGAGGTGGTTTTTAATGCTAACGGTGTTTGTAGTTCTGGTGTTGATTGCCCTTATAGCCACAGTTGTAAGCGCGATGGGCAAGGCTCCATTGTGGATCGGGGTAGTGTTCCTGTGCATCATCGAATTGCTCAGGATATTACCAAAATAGGAAGGAAAGTGGCGAAGCAACCCGCTTCATTTCTTTAACAATTTGACCAGTATCCCGAGGCATTGATCTTCGGGGGAAAACTATGGGAGGACTACCATGATTAAAAAAGGAAATCTTTCAGCATCATTAATGAATTGGCTTATGGGTACTCTCCAGTTAGGTCCTGGGATTGGAGATGTGCAATATCTGGTTAAAGAGGGAAGTAATTATCATCTTCGGCTTTTGGCCGAAAAATTCCCAACTGACCATCTCTCTTTTACTCTTCCTCTCGCCTATGACAAACTGAGTGACGATAGGAATGATGTACTCGTTGCTTTCCCTGGAACCTACACCCAGACAGCAAAGACGACCTGGGCTAAGCATTCCACTCATCTTGTTGCCGTTGGCTCACCTAACCAGAGGATACCAGCTACGGCTGGTACCACAGGCAATGTTTATTTTCCATGTGTCTCGGCGATGACCGAGGAGTTTCTGATCACTGGTCACCACGTCCAGTTTCACAACTTCTCAACCTATCTCTCCACTCCTACTGGGATTGCAGATGTAAGGGTCCAGGGACGGAATGCTCGTCTAAAGGGTATGTTCATGAAGGGTGGACAGGATGCGACACAGTTTGCAAGTGCAATCCTCGGTTATAGTCTCTACTGCGATGGTGGTGCAGCGGGATATTGCAATGGATTGACGGTGGAGGATTGCCATATTGGTGATCCAAGAAATAGTGCTGCGGGGGACGGAGTTACTCCAAGAACGGCAGGTGGTCAGATCTATATGGTCGGCGTCTCCAATGCAGGAATGTGCTACGAATTCAAAAGAAACATCATTGCTGGCTGGTCTGAAACGGCAGCGGCAAGTGCAGTATTCCAGGTTGGGAACTGGTCTGCTGATCGTTATATTCTCTGGGAAGATGATATTTTCTACAATTTCTCAGTGAATACCGGAAACATTCTTACCCAGGTCTTTACCGATACCAGTGCTTCGACCCACATGAATCTATTGGTAGGAAAGACTGCTCAGTATGGATGGGGCAAGTGGACCAATCTCGGAACTCGTACTTTTGTTGGTATGCCACAGGCCCATACATCTGGTGGATTGATGTTGGCAGGAACATAATTTTTAACCTTCTTAACTTTGGGGGCAGACTTTCGGGTTTGCCCCCAAAAGAGGAAAGCCATGGATAAGATAAAAGCAACATTAGAATGTTGGTGCTGTAAAGGAACGAAAGTTCGTTCTGGGTCTGCTTTTTCAGATCAGCCTTGTCCATATTGCGACGGAGTGGGATATACCGATAGCCTCCTGACTTTAGATCTGTCTGTGGTTACAGGTAAACTTCCCCCTGTGGCAAAACCGATATACACCTATCAGATTCTCGAAGCCACCGATTCCGATGAATATACCGCCCTCGATGCCAACAAGAAGGCTTGGTACAACCTATTCATCTCGGCTGGCATCTTAGATATGAGTGATGGATCAAAGGCTTGGGATTTATTCTTGTCTTGGATATTCCCGGAAGGGAAGTTGTCACACACGGCAATATTGGCAGCAATATCATGATTTCACAAAACTAAAACAGAAAGGAGAGTCTTTATGTTACCGAAAGAGACAGTACCGGAAGGATCGAGAAAGGTGATTAATGGAAAGGAGGTTTACACACTCCACTATTTCACGATGGAAACGGGTAATTGCTTCGAGACAGTGAGCGGGGACTTCATTCTCCCGAACGGAGAATTAGTAAAGGACTTGACTCTCCTGGAGGCCCTCCCTGACCAGCACAAGCAAAGGGCTCTTGCGTGGTGGGACCAGAGATTCGGAGCTACAGTTGAAATCCCCGAGAAAGAAACTCAGCCAAACGTGGTAGATCTGATGGCCGAAAACGAGGCGCTTAAGGCTCAGATAGCGGCCATGTCTGCGGGTTCTCCTGTTCAGCAAGAAACTGTTGAAACCGA